TTGTACCTTGAGTACCTTGAGAACCTTGAGTGCCTTGAGAACCTTGAGTGCCTTGAGAACCTGTTCCAGTTGTACCTTGAGTACCTTGAGAACCTGTTCCAGTTGTACCTTGAGTGCCTTGAGTGCCTTGAGAACCTGTTCCAGTTGTACCTTGAACACCCTGAGTACCTTGTGTTCCTTGCGCTCCAGCAGGTGCTGTAAATTCAATCCATATTGAAGTATCAGTATATGGTTCTACTGTAGAATAATAAGAAACATCATATTGTAGTATCCACATTGTTATAACACTGCTTCCAGCAGAAGAATCAAAAAACACATAATCTCCAGGATTATACCAAGTGTTATCTATCCATGTACCTTGATTATTTAATCCTGTACCTGCTGCACCCATTGTTCCTTGAATTCCTGTTCCAATAATTCCTTGAATACCTTGAGTTCCTTGAGAACCTGTAATACCTTGTGTTCCTTGAAGAACTAAACTATCTACATACGCTTTATCAGGAATCCATCTATCATTTGTTGTATTTAAACTAGAATAATCATCTCCATAAGAAAATCCTTTTTTATCTATTGTTATTGAAGTTGAAACATCTATATCTTTAGTTCCATCTGAGTTAAGTCTTATTAATCTATTTTGTGATAAACTTTTATATGTTGTAAAATATCCTCCAACATATATCTTTCCACTTGAATCTAAAGCTATTGGATTAATATAATTATTAAATCCTGAACTTATATCAAATGTTTCATCTTTAGTTCCATCTGAATTAAGTCTTATTAAGTAATTTTGTGATGAATCTCGATATGTTGTAAAATATCCCCCCACATATATCCTTCCACTTGAATCTAAAGCTACTGAATAAACAGTGTTATTAAATCCTGAACTTATATCAAATGTTGTGTCTTTAGTTCCATTTGAGTTAAGTCTTATTAATCTATTTTGTGATAAACTTTTATATGCTGTAAAACCTCCTCCAACATATATCTTTCCACTTGAATCTAAAGCTACTGGATTAACAGTGATATTAAATCCTGTACCTATATCAAATGTTGTATCTTTAGTTCCATCTGAGTTAAGTCTTATTAAGTAATTTTGTGTTGAATCTTGATATGTTGTAAAATATCCTCCAACATATATCTTTCCACTTGAATCTAAAACTATTAAACCAACTTCACTATTAAATCCTGAACTTATATCAAATGTTGTATCTTTAGTTCCATCTGAGTTAAGTCTTATTAAGTATTTTTGTGATGAACCTTGATATGCTGTAAAACCTCCTCCAACATATATCTTTCCACTTGAGTCTAAAACTATTGATTGAACATGACTATTAAATCCTGAACTTATATCAAATGTTGTGTCTTTAGTTCCATCTGAATTAAGTCTTATTAAGTAATTTTGTGATGAACCTTGATATGTTGTAAAAGCTCCCCCCACATATATCTTTCCACTTGAGTCTAACACTATTGAATGAACAGCATTAATGAATCCCGAACTTATATCAAATGTTGTGTCTTTAGTTCCGTCAGAGTTAAGTCTTACTAAGTAATTTTGTGATGAATCTTGATATGTTGTAAATTGTCCTCCAACATATATCTTTCCACTTGAGTCTAAATACGTTGAAAAAACACTACTATTAAATCCTGAACTTAGATCAAATTGATCAATATAATTTAACGTATGTTCAGTTGTAGAATTTCCTCCTAAATATACATTATTACATACATCTTTGGTTAAGAAATCCGTAAATGTTAAGATCTTTTCCTTTTCTTCATAAAGATTGTTTATTGATGCGTCTAAATCTATAGTTTTTTCTCTTAATTCAACAATTGACGCGTCAACATCACTTAATAAATCTGTTTGTGAACCATATGTTATTTCACCGCTAGTTGTATTGTAATAGACTAAATCTGTTTCAGATGTTTTGTGTGATAATCCACCATCTGTTGCATCTTTAACAATATAAATAGCACCATTTAAATATGTAGAAGCGCAATCTATATTTCCAATTATAACTGTATTAGAACCCATTCCTTGAACATCATTTCCAATAACGATTTCATTTTCACTATTTTGTGATGATGCATAAGTTCTAGAACCTATAAATATGCAATTTTTTCCTTCTGCATTACTGCCCAATGTTACATCAAGAACATAAGTTCCAGCTTGATAACCAATTGCTATATTATCTGAACCTGAAATATTTTCTCCTAATGCATTAAATCCAATAGCAACATTGTTATTTCCTGTTGTATTAGATAATAATGATGTCCATCCTAATGCTGTATTATAATTTCCTGTTGTATTTACTAATAATGAATTAACGCCTAATCGAGTATTGGTAGATATATCATCTGTTATAATGTTTGCTGTAGAGATATTTAAATCTCCTGTCATGGTATCTCCAGATTTTAACACATACAATAATAATGATACATCATTTGCTTTTGCATTTAATGACGCGTCAACATATGTCATATCTGCGCCAACTAATGTTGTACTTACTTCAAGAACACCTGCACTCCAAAAAAAATCTGCGCCTAAACTTACATCGGGTATATATTCAGCCTTTATTGTTTGTAGTGACCCATCAATATATGCGAAAGTTGGGCCACCAAAACCTGAACTAACTTCAAGACGACCATTACTCCAATAAAAATCTGAACTTAAACTAGAATCATTGATATAATTAACTAAAAGATCACTAACATTCATAATATAATTAAGTGATACTTCAAGTGATTCTATACGATCACTTAATGATGTATCTGCATTTATTAATGTTATTAAACTACCATCAACATATGCATAACTCGGACCTATTAATGCGGTATTTACTTCAAGATAACCTCCAGACCAATAAAAATCTGATAATCCTAAACTGGCACTAGGAATATATTCAGCTCTAATTTTAGCTAATGAACCATCAACATACTCAGGACTTACACCTGTTATTGCTGTATCTACTGCAAGGTATCCTGATTCCCATGTAAAATCAGGACCAATTGATACTTCCTTTAAGAATCCTACAATTGACATGGATGATTGTACACCACCTGCGCCTTCAATTGCATATTTATATTGTTGCCAAGTAGTTCCCCATGATGGATCAACATATGTAGCAACAAATTCAATATATGCACTACCTGCATAACTAACATCAACTGTGTATGTTGTTCCTGCACACGGATCCATTAAAATTTGAAATGGATTTAAACCTGCAAGAGACGCATCAAAATAAACACCTACTATTTGAGAAACGTTCGCATTATTAAGAATAACCGGCCAAGCATTTGTTATTTTATAATATGGCTTATTAACGTCAATTATTTTATATCCAGTATAATTTTCGTACGGCCAATATGTTAAAGCGGTACAGGGGTCTCTTAACAATGCTGTTGGATCAACAAGCATCTTGTACCAGTTGTAGTCTGCTGTTGTGCTATTTTCGTATAAATTTGTATATTGACTTTTAACTGTTAAATTATCAGTTATGACATGTACAAATTCTCCCCAACTGCCTTTAACTCTTCCTGTAGTAGTGATAGGAACTATTATTCCGCGTTCAGGATCATATATAAGATTAAATGCGCGTTCAATCTCATCATTATTGTAATTTATTATACCTGGGACTTCGGGCCATGTAGTCTTTTGATAAATATCTCTTAAATCCATAGTAAGTGATTTTATTTATTTTATATATCTCGCATATTTTAACTAGAGGCAGTTTTTAATAAAAAATGAAAAATCATATTTTTAAAAGAAATATATAACATATAAAATAGAGTTTTTAACCCTTAAACTAAAATAAATATGAGTGAAGAAATACAAAACGACTTCAATTGGGAAATATATGAAGACGGGTACAAAGGAAGTACCAAATTAGTTCCAAACAAATCAATAAACGGCAATAACGATAAAAATAAGTGTTTCTCTCGAGAACCATACGCGCAAAAACTCTTCGATATCTACACCAGTCAAAATTCAGATTTAGTTAAAAAAGATTTAAAAGTAGGCGACGTTGTGCGTATAATCGATATATTTAACGTAAAAGATGATTACATTGATATTGAATTGGCAGGAGGTTTAACAGTTAGTATAGATTTGACAAGAGAGAAAAAATTTATACAAGTATTTGGGCATAATACAATTAGTGAATTTACAAATTCTTTACGAAATAAAGAAGCCGTTAAAATATTTCTTGAAAGAGGTTTAAATGCGTATGTAATAGAAGCAACACCATCTGTAAAAATATCATTATGGCAAGGACACCTTAAATCAGTTAGAGATGAATTCATGCAACAAATTGATAATCCCACACAAGCATATACTGCAAAAATATTACAAGCAAACAAAGGAGGATTTTTTGTCGAAGTACAAGGAATAGAAGCATTTATGCCAGGATCTCTTGCTGCACCCAATAAAATTATGGATTTTCAATCGTATATAGGAAAAGAAGTTATTGTAATGATAGAAGACTTCTTAAAAGAAATGAATTCATTCATAGTATCTCATAAAAAGTATCTCACACATATATTACCAACTAAAATTCGTGAATTAGACACACTAAAAAAATATGAAGGCACTGTAACAGGCTGTTCAAAATTTGGTGTGTTCTCAGAATTTGATGAAGTGTATACTGGATTATTACATACTTCAAAAATGGATGCTGAAACAAGAGTTCAATTTAATGCTAGAAATATTAAGCCCGGAGATAAAATAGAATTTTATATTTCTGAAATCACTAAAGACAATAGAATCATACTTACTAAAGAAAGTCCTGAAGAAAAATTAAACAAAATCCAAAATTTCATATTAGAATCAAAAGATAAAGTTATTGAGACAAGTGTAGCTGCAATAATGAATTTTGGTATTATTGTTAATGTAGGTGAAATAAACGGATTGATTCCACTTAAAGAATTGAAAAAACATAAAATAATGGTTAATAATTTTGTAAATGGTGATAAAATATATGCAATATTTGATTCATTTATAAATGATAAGCTCATCTTTAAATTGCCAGAGAAACAATGAATATATAAAATATAGTAGTTAGATTAATGTATCCAGCATTAATCAACATAAGGATAAGAAAATGCTGTCCTACTATAATCTATATATTTTAAAATAAAGGATAAGAATCATGGAAAAAAAATTTCATTTTGTTTATATTACAACAAATTTAATAAATGGTAAACAGTACATAGGTGATCATTCTACTAATAATGTAGATTCATGGAAAACCAAACACTACATTGGAAGTGGAAAATATTTTAAAAATGCATTAAATGAATATGGAAAAAATAATTTTAAAAGAGAAATACTTGAATTTTTTGGTACAAAACAAAAAGCATTTAGTGCTCAAGAAAAATATATTATTAAATATAAAACGTTAGCTCCTAATGGATATAATATTAGTCCTAAAGGTGGGTACGGGGTTAAAGGTTGGTATAAACATTATGAAGAAACTAAAAGAAAAATTGGTAAAGCTAATAAAATTGCATTATTAGGTATTAAACGATCAGAAGAAAGTAAATTAAAACAAAGTAACACTACACAAGGTCATATTGTATCTAAAGAAACACGAAAAAAATTAAGATTAGCAAATTTAGGAGAAAATAATCCAATGTTTGGAAAAAAATTATCTCAAGAAACAAAAGATAAAATGAGTAAAAGTAGAACTGGAATGAAAAGAAACCCACATACACAAGAAACAAAAGATAAAATAAGACAAACTCTTTTAAATAAAAAACAATAAAAGAAGAGGAGCCTATGTGCTCCTTTTTTGTTGAATATATAAAATAAATGCATAAATTATGAGAGCCAAATTCATAAATGAAGATTTTAAAGAAGAATCTGATCCTGTCAAAGATATGAACGTCGGAATAAAGGATTATGAAGATTATGTCGAAAAGACTCTAAAGCAAGAAGGATATGATTCTGATGAATACTGGCAATGGTTTTATGATGTAATGATAGATTTAAATAGACCACAAGATTTAATTGAAATGATAATTGATGTTATGAAATACACACCATTAGATTATCAAATAGAATGGGCCGATGATTCTTTAGGAGCCTGGCGTCAACATAAAAATGAAGAAGAATAATATGAATACGAGAAAAAGTAAACACTATTCAGTTCAAGAAGTTCTAAATTTCACTGACGCTGGATTAATTTTTGAATTTTATTCAACAAAAGAATCAAATTTCATTGTATCTGATTTAATGAATCGTACAGCAAAGAACATTGTATTGACAAATGAAAAAAGATATGTTCCAACATATTCACAAGCTATATTAGTAAAAGAATATGAAGCAAAAAGATCTCGTTATCAACTCTCACTTGCTAATCAGAACTATCATTCAATGATTCCTTTGATCGATAGCATTACAGCTTGGTTATCTGAAAGTGCCGAAACTTCACACGATACGAAATTAAAGATGTCTATTTCTTTTAATCACCGTCATCTTGAAACACTTTCAACTATTTCTATTATGAATCCTACAAGATTAGTATTGAAATTTGATGAAAACTTTGTGTATTCAAGATTTCCGGAACAAAAGCATTCACCTTATGCACTTTCTATTAAATCACTTACACCTATAGCAACTTACATAAACGAAAAAGAAATCGCAAAAAATATTGATAACATACTTACACTTCCTGCTGCTGGATATTATGGAATAGATTTTTCAGAATATACAAGAGGCATACTTGAATGTAACTATGTTGGTGGAAAGGATTATCCTAAAAAATCAAAAGAGATAAAAGACATACTTGAGTATTTTGTTATTAAAGCTTATCAAAGCTTAAATGAAGAAGAATATGATTCATTTGAGATAGATGAAATGAAAAGAATTACTGAAGACTTTGGAAAAATTCAAATGTCTTATATAAATCCTGAAATTTTTTTAAGAGAATTTCCTGAAATAAAAGTGTATGTAGATTTAAAAACATCAAATCAAACATTAAAAACCTATTGGAACAGTGTAAGAAAACCTTTATTTGAAATGATATTAAACGGTGGTTTAAGAAAAGGCATATTTAATTATGATACACAGTTAGGTAGAGTTCAATTAAGAAAAGGATACATCGGTGGAACTCTATTAAAAAATGTAGACTTTGATAAATGTGAAATAACAGCAGTTATGGAAAATTGCATGTTTAAAGGCTGCAATGTTGTTAATTCCCGAGCATATAATTCAAAGTTTGTTGAAGGCAATAAAATAATCAATTCTTATCTTGAAGGTGCTACAATTAATAAACAAAATGAAGTTATAAATTCTTATATTGTTAACAATGAAGAAATAGTTAATTGTCCTGTTGTTAAGAGTGTTGTTAAATTTGCAACGCCAGGAAGAAATATAACACTAGATGAAAATAGTACACTCATAGTGGGTAAACAACCTCTTCCAAAGAAAACAGATGCAGTTCAAGTTGAAGAGATACGAGATTATTCGTATCTAAAATCTATAAGAAATAATAATAATGATCAGGGTTTTCAAAATCTATATGATCGAAATAAATATATTAAATCTAACAATACTTAATATGGAAAAATATAATTTTATTTATATTACAACTAATTTAATAAATAAAAAACAATATATAGGAGATCATTCTACAAATAATATTGAAAAAGATATTTATTATATGGGAAGTGGTGATTTAATATATAAAGCTATTAAAAAATATGGTAAAGAAAATTTTTATCGTGAAATACTTGAGTTTTTTATAACAAAACAAGAAGCATTTGATGCTCAAGAAAAATATATTAAAGAATGCAATACATTAACACCAAATGGATATAATATAAGTCCTAGCGGCGGACACGGAACTAATGGAGGTTATCTATCAGAAGAATCAAAGGAAAAAATAAGAAGAAAAAAGTTAGGAGTAAAATTAAACTTAACACCAGAACAACGATTAAATAGAAGTAAAAAATTAAAAGGAAAAAATAAAGGAAAGAAACATACTGAAGAACAAAATAGAAAACAAAGTGAAAGACAACTGGGCAAAAAACAATCTGAAGAAACAAAAAAGAAACGAAGCGAATCTATGAAAGGAAAAAATAAGGGTAGAGTACATTCTTCGGAAATTTGCCAACATATGTCTATTGCTCATATAGGAATTAAAGATTCAGAAAAAACAAAAAATAAAAAAAGTGAATCTATGAAAGGAAAAAATGTTGGATCATTAAATGGGCAAGTTGGAAAAGTTTGGATAACGAAAGAAAATGAAACTAAAACAGTTTTAAAAACAGAATTAAACACATGGATACAAAATGATTGGGTAAAAGGAAGGAAATTAACATATATAAAATTATGAGAGCTAAATTGATAAATGAAAAGTTTGAAGAACAATCTGATCCTATTAAAGATATGACAATAGGAACTCATAATAATTCTCCTTTTTCAAAGCCTCATATTATAAAAAGTAACACACGAGTTAAATATTTAGATAATGAAGGAAATACTCATTATGGAACATATATAAGAGACACTATGTTTAGAGGTGAATGGTCAGCATTATCATTATTTTTAGATCCAATATCTATAATTAATGATGATGAACTTGGAAGAATAAAAGTAAATAAAAATAGATTAAAAATATTATGACTAAACAAGAACTTATAGAATATGTGAACGGTGAAATAACTGCAACTTATAGTATTCCATTTTCTGTTCCTCCATTAGAAATAGAGAGAATTATAAATCTCGAGAAAAAATGGATGCAACGCGAATATCGTGATGCAGTTCAGGATGCATGGTATGTGTTAGATAAAAGATATTATACTACGCAAGAATGGCACAATACAAGAACATTTCAATTACCAGAATGTGTTATGGCAGTTAAATGGGTGGTTGAAATGACTTCAGGACAAAGAGTTTTTGGTATTCATGATCCTGATATGTCATTTGATAGATTGATGGCAGCAGATCTTTACTTAACTCCTCTTTCTTCAGATCAGATTACTTATCGTACAATTCAATGGAGTTTTTGGGATTTGGCAAAACAGTTTAATTTAAAAGATATTAATCACCATTTTAGTGTCAACACTCATAGATTGATAATAACAGGAAGAGATCCAGTAGAATCACTTTGGGTAACAACATTAAATGTTATACCCGATGAAGATTTATATGAAGATCCTGTATTTATAAAATGGGTTATTGCAAAAGCCAAGATACAATTGGCAAGAATTATAGGAACATTTAATTATACACTTATAGGTGGAGTTCAAATAAATTATAATGATATACGAACAGAAGGACAAGAAGAATTAAAAGAACTTAAAGATAAAATTAAGACCGACTCACCAGCTGATTGGATGATGATATTTAATTAATTATAAATGAATAACTTACCTAAATATTATTATGTTTATATAATTACTAATAAAATTTTAAATAAGTGTTATATTGGTAGTAAAATGTGTTACAAAGATGATCCTAATAATGATGGATATTGGGGGTCAAGCAAATATTTAAATGAAGAATATAAAATTTATGGTTTTGATAATTTTAAAAAAGAAATATTGGAATATTATAATGATAAAAATTCTATGTTAAATGGCGAAGGTAATTTTATTTTAAAATATAAGACATTAACACCCAATGGATATAATCGATATTTACCGAATACAAAATTAGGATTTCATATGGGAGGATGCAAACATAAAGAAGAATCAAAACAAAAAACACGCAATTCTCTTTTAGGTGTAAAACATACTGAAGAGCGAAAAAAACATGAATCAGAATCTCATTTAGGACAACCCGCTTGGAATAAAGGTAAAAAATGTGAATGCACTGCAAACGAAAGAAATGGCATGTATGGTATTTCTGTATATGATTTATGGGTTAAAAAATACGGTAAAGAAGAAGCCGATAGAAGAAAAGAATTACGAAAAATAAAATTATCTAATTCATTAAAGGGAAAAAATACAAAAAAATTAGTTGTGTTATAATGAAACTTGTTAAAGAATCTTTATATAAGGGAGTAGCTGATGTATATGCTGAAAGGCTGTTTCATATACCTCAAGAAGATTCAATTGAAGATAAAAAAATAAAAGCAGTTAAAAAAATAAATACAATTGCTCCAGAAGAATATTCAGGTTCAAATAAAGGCGAAATAGTGCATAAATTTAATGAAAGAGTTTATATAGTTAAAAATCCAAAAACTCTAAAAGGAATTCAAGATGTAGCTAAAGGAGTGATTAATAAAAATGGTGATTTATATCTCATAACATTTAATTTCTTTACACATTCAGAAATAATAGAAGCATTAGCAAAAAAGGGCGAATTAAAATATGACGAAAATTGGCATCATAAAATTCCTAAAAATTTCGTAACTATTCAACGTGTTCCAAATAAAAATGAATTCGTAATTGGTGAATCACAAGAAATTATAGATCCTGATTATAATAATGGTGAATATAAGAAAAAATGGAATATGCCTGATATTAAAATCGCTGCAAAATATTTTGTACCATTTTTTAATGCTGCTAAAAGAAAAAATCCACAATATAAGTTTCATACTAAAAATTCATCGCAGTTTTTAGGTGAATCTTTTGATAAACGAAAAGAACTTGAACAAAAAACACAATATATTAATGATAATAAAAATTTAGGTTTAAAAAAGAAAATAATTAACAGTTTTAATGATGCCAGAAAAAAACCTGTTAAAATTTGTTTAGTAAATGGTAGTTATGTTAAAGCAACAGATCCTGGATTAGGATTCAAAGAATTTGTTGAAGGCGGACATCATTATGTCGATAGCTATCCAGGTTATAAGAAATTCATTCCTGAAGATGAAATTTGGGTAGATGATGCATTTAAATCAAAACCAGAAGAAATACAGGCTATTATACAACATGAGTTTATTGAAAGAAACCTTATGAAATATAAAAAATGGAGTTATAGTAAGGCTCATGAGTACTCAAATAAAAAGGAAGCCGAACTTCGAAAAAAATGAATAAAATAAATTAAAGGGAGAATGTCTCCCTTTCGTTTTATAAAAGATATATAAAATAAAAAGTGCATGATCAAAGAATTATATACTCGTAATCCAGAGGATCCTAATTATAGATATGGAGTACTTGAACATTCTGATCCTATAGAATCCATTATTACTAAAGTAAAAATGATATTGGGAACAAGACAGGGGATGGTTTTCGGGGACTTAAACTTCGGTGTAGGCATAGAAGATTTGATTTTTGAAACAAGAGTAAATAAGACACAACTTGAAGAAAAGATAAAATCACAATTTAATCAATACATATCTGAATCGGCAGATTTTAAAATTACTCCGCAGGTTTCTTTTGGAAGAGCAGACGACTACGATTATGCCATTATAGATATTTATATTAATGATCAACGAACAATAGGCATATTAGTAAAATAATAATGATATAAAATGAATAAAATATTTGAGAGTACAAGAATTCGTTTTTCAGAATTGTATTATGACTCGATACAATTTATTAAAACCACATACGGAGATTTTGAACAATACTTTTCTATGGCATCTCCAATGGGGCAATTGCTTCAAGTAATGTTGCAGTATGGACGAATGATTCTTTTTTATATTGAAGACTCAATTACCGAATTAAATATAAAAACTGCATCAAGACCTCAAAGTATCAAAGGACTAGCTGTTTTAACAGGTCATAATCCTTCTAGAGCTATGGCTGCTAGAGGAACTTTGATTCTTGTGTATAATGGTAAAAAGCGTCCAGCATACGCTAACGTAGTGACTATTCCTAATTATACTAAGGTAAGTTGTAATCAAAATGGTTTAACGTACACAATTATATTACCTGGTGAAGAAATAAGATTAGACATAACAAGTATTACAAACTATCTTGAAGCTAACATTATTCAAGGCACAATAGAATATCAACAAGCAACTGGAACAGGTGATCCATTACAATCATATAATTTTCAAAATAAAAAAGGCGCAGCTATTGATAATTATTACATAAATGTTTTTGTAGATGGAGTTAAATGGACATTAGTAGATTCTATTTTAGATATGCCATTTGATGAACAGGCATGCATAGTAAAAACAGGTCAAACGGGTGGAATAGATTTATTTTTTGGCAATGGATATAATGGGCAAGTTCCTCGTATGGGATCTACTATATTAGTTGAATATTTAATAACTGATGGCGAAACAGGAAATTTAAATACGGCTAACGCAAATATTAAAGGCTCGTGGAAATTTTTAACTAGTGGTTATGCACTAAATGGAGAAGAAATAGATCTAAATGCTTATATTAATATTTCTGTAAAAAATGAAATCATGTTTGGCGCTATTGAAGAACCTCTTTACTTAACGAGATTATTAGCACCAGAAATGTCAAGAAGTTTTGTTTTAGCAAATGAAAACAATTATATTTATTTTTTACGAAAATTAAATATGTTTACAATTATTGATGCTATTCCTGGATTTGCAACATTTGAAGATCAATATACATTAGACAAATACAATCAAGCTAAAACAACTTATGAACAAGTAAGTGCAGAATATAGAACTCTAACAGCTACATATGGCACTTCTTCTACAGGTGCAATTACAAAAAAGACTGAACTTGATAATGCTCAACAACAGTTATATTATTATCAACAAAAATTAGAAGAGCAGAAGAAAGATGATAATACAGTTTATTTGTTTTTAGTGCCCGATATCAATAAAAGATTATCATCTGGAGAAAATTATTATTCATGCAATCAATCTGTATTTTCTTTATCTAATAGTGAAAAAATAGCAATATTGGATTTAATAGAACAAAGCGGCCAAAGAATACTAACAGTTGATAATGTAATATTAGATTTGCAATTTCCTAGATTTGTTTTAAATATGTCTTTAATACTTTGGGAAGGCACTGCATATGATACAGTAAGACAAGACATAATTTCAAAAACATCTCAATATTTCTCACAAAATACGCGTAGAGATAGAATTCCAGTTTCAGACCTAATTAAAATAATCGAACAAATTGATGGCGTTGACTCTGTAAATGTTTGGTTTGATGCAGATAAAAATAATCTCAAGATTTACAAAACTCATTATGGAATTGATGATTACGGAGATATAATACTTGAAAGATTTGTTAAAGATGCATTTGGAAATGAAGTTGCAATAAAAGATGTGTATCCTTTAATTAGAGGAGGATTTGAAAATGAAAGCGGTGTTTATTATGAAGATAGTTTGGCAAAAAGTAAATTATCTACATTAAATATTCAAGTAAGAGGTTACACAAACAAAAATTTAAATTCTGAAAATAACGTAGTAGTTTTAAATAATTTATAATAATGGCAAGAAAATTATATACAATTCGTCTCTCTTATTTATATCAGGCTAAACATGTTAATGATGTATATAAAAATTTAGGTTTTGATTATAGGGGAAAAATTTTGAAAAAAGGAACATCGCCAGAATTATGGGCTAACCCTTTACAAAACACTTCATACACTACTATTGAAAGTATGATAACATTTTTATTAGAGCAGGCTAAATATGTAAAGAAATGGTTTTCAATTGCACATGATAAAAATACTACAAATATATAGAACAATATGAATCTTCAAACTTGGAAAATATTTAATAAAGCAGGGAGCCAAATGAATTGGAGCCCTGATCCTTATATTCCATTGGAATTTTCATCATTAACAGGTACCAATGCAGCAGGATACTTACTAACAGATATTTCAGGAAATATATGTGGATCTGAAATAACTAATAAAGGATTAAATTACACAGCATCTGATACTGTGAGTTATTCGTACATGTTAGGCGAGCCCGGAACATTTTCTTCAGTGACTATTAATTTAATAGATGTTTCTGTTTTTAATCCTGAATTAAGCATTGTGCAGAGTATTGGCAGCTTAAGTAATATTGTGGTTGACGCAAGTGAGTTTGTATATCCATCTGCCACATTCGCTGGTGCAGTATTTTTAGATCCTGTATCACAAGGATTAGTTGAAACAGAACACCTTTTTATTTTTCAACAAACATTAACCGGACAATATATTAGACCTTATGATCCTATTAATAGCCGATTAGTTGTTAGAATGGAAGGAGATGAATCTCAAATATCTTTTTTCACAGTTGATGAAGTGAATACTGAAATAACATGGACAAGTGAATTAATATTTGATTTATCTCAATATGCAGAAGATACGCCTCTTGTTATAAATATAGGATTTCGTTCTGAAGAAGAAGGCGTTTTTGAAAGAACTGTTCGTTTTTATCATGAAGTAAATGGTATACTTTATACTTTGGCCGATATTGTTGTTAATGCTGAAGCTATAGGAGAAGACGAAAGATTTAGAACACTATTAGCAAACTTTGGTGCGCCAGATCCTAAAGATTTTCCAAAATTATTTAAAGAAATAGACATTAATGAAGATTTGACAGATTGGGAATTAGTCAATCAAAAGTCAAAACACATGATACTGGAATATGACCAGATCATGCCTTACATAGGAACATACAAAGCACTTGTGCATGCAGTTAAATGGTTAGGGTATGATGACATATATTTCCGTGAATGGTTTAAAGATGTAAAAGAAGATAAAAAATTATCATTTATTGTTCCTTTTGAAGCTAGAGATAGATTGCAAACTATTTTAATGTTTGACTTAGATAGAAGAAAAACTCTTAAAAAGTTAAATCAATTATCAATGGTTTATTGCTTAACTAGAGAAACCGGAGAAGTTGATACATGGGGAACACCTTTGACTGAGAATTGTTATTCATATAACATTAAAGAAGTTTTCATAAAGTTATTAGCGTTAAAACAGTGGCTTGAAAGACATATAATTGGAATAAATTGTCGAATCGTAGATATAATGGGTGAAGGCATTTATTTCGAACGAATTCAAAATCTTATATATGCAACACAAAACATAGGTTATGAATATTCTGTTGAACAAAGTTTAACACCATATAGTCCTGATCATGATTCTGAACTAATGTATGGAGATGCAAGCATACGATTGACATTTCTTGAATTAACAAATTCAACTATTGAGAATATGCCTCTTAGATTTCAAGATATGGTATATCATGCATGGAATCCATATGATCCAATTGCATACGTCATAAATCCTTTAACAGGTGTGCCGCAATACACATATGTAGATCTTGATAGTTCTGCATATTTAAATGACCCAAGCAGTTACATACTTATAGGACCTAATTTTTCATATCCACTTGTTAATTTCTCAGATGTAATGTGGAGATTATCAGTAGAAAAAACTGCTGCAGGAACTATAGAAGAAACAATGGTTACAAATCCATTATTCATTTATGAAAATGATATTAGATTTTATAACATATTTGATACATCCTCGATATTTTATGATACATCAACTCATTTAACTATCATTTTAGAAAAAGCATTTTTAAGAGACCCAAGTATTGATGAGTGGAATGAATCTATTGCATACACAATTTATCCTAATCTTTACATAAACATTGATTCTTCTGCAACAAAAACGTTAGTAGCAAGAGGCCAATATACAGTGACAGATGGCTCTGGTGTAATTTATACAAAAGATTCTTCAAAGATTTATAATTCTAGAATTAATCCTACAAATTTTGAAATTGATGGATCAGTATTTATAATTTCAGAAGTAAGCACGCTTATTACATTTTTTGATAAATATGGTTATGTAATGGAATCGTCATCGGGTGAAATTACAACCTTTGATGGATATGTAACATTTAGGCCTGACACAGGAAGCAGACTTCAATATGCAGTTGATTCTAATTATAGAGTTCCTTTATTGACAATGTTAAATTATAGATATACCGATGATTATGGTGTTAATCATAATTTTGGTAATAAAGAATATATTTTAGATATTGTAGATGGTAAAATTGCAATGGATGCAGGAATGTGGACAGATACATCAGATAATGTCACCTTTTACATAAATTGGAATTATGACACATCATTAGATGAGCAAAAAATAACTGTAAATGTTGTTTATGATTCACCACGTTTAAGATTATTCCAAACGGATCCTTCAACATATTTTTGGGCAGATCCTAGCGGAATGACTGGCGGTGATGATCCTATGGTAATGTCTTTTGATAATAGTATTTACACTATGCATGTTCATCATACAGGAAAGTATCATCTTGGATTATTTGCATGGGACGAATATAATACAATGTTCTATAATTATGCAAGAGAATTATATCCGGTTTGGACAAAACGCCCAACTGTTCATGTTTTGGTTGACAATCCAAGATTATTGGGATATGAAGTAAGTACATATATGAATAAATTAGAAGCATATAATTTAGTTCTTGAAAACTTTAGACCTATATATGATAGATACATTCCATTGCAAAATTTGACAGTAAATACAGATGCAAATGGTGATGTATATGTTTCTGTTCCATCAATAACATATTTTCAAGATGTTCCAGAACCTAATTCTATCAATAGATTTTTTAATATGACTGAAAGAATACCGTCTATTGTTTCTACAACTCCAAATGCCATACTATATGTTGACCAAGATTATCAAAGATTTTATGTAGGAGATCAAGTTCGATTAGTTCATTTTGATTTAGGAGAATATGATGTGCTTCATGAAATAAGTACTAACATTTCTGCAGCTACTATAGGTGATGAAACTATCCAAATAACATTAGATATTCCTTTGCCTTCTTATTATATTCTTAATGCATCAAATGGTTTGTATCTTTTAAATGACACATATAGATCTACATATAATGTTATGAATACTTCTACAGGATTATCTATGGGAATAACGGGTTATCAATTTCAACCCGGGCAAATGGTGGGTATAATAGTAAATAGTTCTGAAATGCCTGATCATCATTATGAGTGGGGCGCATCTTATAGAGTAACAAATGTAGATGGTTATATTCATACATTTGATCAGCCTCTTCCTGAGTTTTTACTTGATGCTTCAATTTATACTATAAGAGCAAAACATGCATTTTCATCATATTCCGATTTTAATACAAAAACTGAAAGTGCTGCAGAAGTTGAAACGATGACAGGAAATCAATTTAACGTATACATGAAAAATGCATATTGTCATGAGCAATATATTGACAATACATTTGTATTTATGAATGTATTATTTGATCATGATAAAATAAATTATCTATGGTATGATTCTTCTACAGATTTAATACCAGAAAAATTTTATTATTATCCACTATATGTTGTTGTAGAAACTAGTACTTTCATCATATTGAAAGCTGATTATGATCCAAGTGATTATATGTTAAATCAAAAGAATATATGGACGGTTAAATGGCATGATACTAACGAAACTTTTTTCCGAGTATTTAACAAATCTGTTCCATTTGTTTTTGACCCAAGCGGTCATTACATACTTGAAGTCGAAAGTTATGATAAACACGGAAACTTAATTAAATCTGATTAAAATGATAATAAAGATAGCAAATAAAGAAATACAACGTAATCGTACAATAACTGATATATTTCCAGTAGATATTCCGCCGGCACCTATTGCTTTACCTGCAACAGATGAAACTTTATTTTCATTTTATTCAAATTGGTATTCAACTGTACCTGTGACAGGATTTTATCTTGATATTGCAAATGATAGTGGATTTACATCATTTTTACCAGGATTTAATAATTTACAAATTTCTGGAGATGTCTCAACGTATTTTGTACCAGATCTTAGTTGTGGAGAAGATTATTTTTATAGAATTCGTTCATATTATATACCAACACATTCTAGCCCTAATTCTAATGTTATTACAGCTTATACGTTATCTATAGATGCACCGGTTTTATTAGCTGAAACAGATGTAAGTTACAATACATTTACAATGAATTGGCAAGAAGTATTAAATGTATCTGAATATCATGTTGATGTTGCAGATAATTCTACGTTTATTTTTCCTATTTATAATGATATAAATGTAGGGACATCTTTAAGTTATATAGTTAATGATTTAAGTTCTTACACAACATATTATTATAGAGTACGCTCCTATACTAATGAATGTATAAGTAATAATTCTAATATTGGATCAGTTATGACATTAGGATATTTAATAGAGCCCCCTGTAGCAACAGCAGCTACGGATGTAAGTTATAATAATTTTGATGCGAATTGGCTTGCATCTACAGGCGCTACTGGTTATCATTTATTTGTTGCTTTAGATGCAAGTTTCACATCATATGTACCTGGATTTAATAATTTAGATGTTGGAAATACATTAATATATCCTATATCAGGATTATCAGAAAATACAACATATTATTATCGTTTAAACGCGTATAATTCTTATATGACAACAGGATATTCAAATATAATAGATGTTACTACACCTATTCCAATATTTTCTGCATGTGCAAATTTCTCTCCACATTATGCATCCACTCCACCTACTACAGGATTTTTAGATGTAGATGCAATAATTTCTAATGTTGCAAATGTGTCAACATATTTAATAGAATGGCATCTTAATTCTAGTATAGGTACTACAGTGTTTATTTCAGGAGTAGGCTCAGATCCATCTATTCAAGCTCAACATCCTTTCCCAAATCCTGAAGTTGTGTTTGCCGGCACATTATATCCTGTAATTAAATATATGTATTTTGATAATATTAGATACACATCTTATTATGAAGTGGGATCTCATTTTAGCCCAGATTTAATAGATTGTCTTGACCCTGTTATTGTTAATCCTGTAACATGTTCTACTGTATTAGGTGCAGATCAACTTTATCCATATTATCTATCTTATGTTAATGAACGTGATATAGCTGCAGATAAATCTAGAACAATTAAATTTAATTTATCACCAAGTACAAATTATTTAGCATGGGAATTTCAAGCATATGATGTTGCAGAACAATTAAAATTGTATTATTGCACATCAACCAATGCTACTGGAACATTATTAGATAATTTTATTTTAGGAACTAGAAATTCAACTGGTGGTGGTTTAACAACAAATCTATATCCTGTAAATTACCCTACAAATCCAAGAACATATAATTATAGTAGATCCTATGGCACAAAATATGTAACAAATTTAACAGGATATACATATTCACCAGATAATTATATAAAAATTGAAATAATAGGCAGCGTTCTAGAACCTACAGTAATTAATACAAACTGGAATATAAAATTAAAATGTTTCTCTAATTCTGATATTAGTTGTTGGTTCTATGATAGTAGTATTTCTAAATTAGATACAACAACAGATCCATCAATAGGATTATATACATCTGCGTATATTTGTTATTATGATATGACATATTATACTCAAAAAGATGCATCTAATTTAGTTAAATATTCTACATCACTATATAATCCTTGGCTATGGAAATATACTCAAATGAATGTGCTTGATTCGGGAACAAATCCTGCATCTCGTTCTATGACAGATCCTATACATCAAGGTCTTTATTGGTTTTCACAGACGTATACACAATGGATATGGACAGGTACTCCAAGATCACCATATGTATGTCAAAACTTAAATTCTAATCAAACAATAACAGTTACTAGAACAACTGATCCTTCTACTGTAGTATTTACATTCACAGATGCTTCAGATTATAATGTATTTGTATCTGATGTTCAATCAATACAATCGTCTCCAGATTATATAAAATGGCAATCTACGCCAGATACAAGTATAGAGTATTATGGAGTATATTATATGTATTGGAACGATGCTTCAAGTTGTGGAGATACACAATCTATAAACAGTATGTCTTTCCATTTAAATTCAAGTATTTCTCATGATGATCTTAACAAAACATTAACAATAACGCCGTATGTGCCAACTATATCTAGTTTTATTAATGATATGTCTACACTTAATTGTGATCAAACATATACCTTCGTTTCTAGTGTAGTACAACAAACAAGAACAGTTGCTACAGGATCCTCAGCGTATCATTATACAAAGGTTAGAATGCAAAATCCTGTTTGTTCATATACATATACCAATCGAAATAGTCATGAAATTTCAAGAGAATCATATTATGCATTTTATATTGACGATGCAATGTTAAATGGAGTATGTGATTTAAGTAAATATGGATTTATATATGATGTTTCAACTTTATATTATAATTATTATAATTTTATGAAACGTTGGACATTATTTAGATGGTGGGATAAATTTAGTCTTACGGGTGATGCATCAACACATGAAGATAGACTTAATAACTGGAAATTAGAAAGAAAAATACTGCTTAGAACCGATTCATCAATAGATACAGGATATGAAACAGTGTATAATTGTATTGATGGATCTATAGTAAAATATTTTTAAAAATGGATAGTAAATTAATATTGTCAGGAATAAAAGCCGGTGTTAATAATAATAATAAATTACAACTTTCCGGGTTTAGAACAGATATTACATATATAAATTATGGATTATTATATAACTGGTATGCAGCAACAGATGTAAAAAATATAGCTAATACAGGATGGCATGTATCTACAAGAGCGGAATGGCAAACAGTTTTTGCTTATTATGGCGCATTAAATGAATGTGCATATGCATTAATTGATCCTTTAAAGTGGTCAGATTATGATGATATAGAAAATATTACAAATGAATCACGATTGGGTTGTGCAAATGGGGGTGAACGAGATAATATTACCGGAGTATTCGCACGAACTAAATGGGAACAAAATTATTTAACATCTGTGTCTGTAAATAGTGATCAATTTTCAGGTTTTTATTTTTATGGAGGTTATGGAGAAGTTGATTTGATAAATTCTTGGAAAAAATCGGGATTACCATTAAGATTAGTAAAAGATGAAACAGAACTTATACACGGAGAATCGGGCACATATACAGGTAATGACGGTAAGGTTTATAAAACAATATCTATAGACGGAGTAGAATGGCTCGCTGATAATCTTACAGAAACTAAATATAGAAATGGAACATTAATTCCTGAAGTAACTATTGATGCTAGTTGGGCTGCATTAACAACAGGAGCATTATGTGCATATAATAATGATTGGAGTAATGCATTAGCAAACCAAATTATTAATAGTAATAAATTAATATTGGGTTATTTTATTTATGAAACACCGGTAGAGGCCTTTGTAACAACATCGCCAGTTACATCTATAGAAGGATGGAGTGCAAAAAGTGGAGGTAACTGTACCGCAGGGGGTAACTCTACATACAAAGGTATATGTTGGTCAACATCATTAAATCCAACCATTACAGATTCTTCTGCTTTATATGGATCTCGTGGTGAGGGGTCTTACACAAATTATTTAACTGGATTAACTTCAGATACTAGTTATTATGTTCGAGCTTTTGCATATAATGCACTTGGTGTAGTTTATGGTTCTAATCAACAATTTAGTACACCTATAGTATATACGCCCTGTGCTACATATGGTCTTGATTTTAATCCACCACCATCAAGCACAGGATTCTTAGATTGTGGTGTTGTAGTGGCAGATACTGGCGATGTATCAAATTACACTATAGAATGGAAATATGAATCTAGTATTGGTGAAGTTGTATTTATCTCAGGTTCACTTTTTGAATATGACGCTTCCATTCAGGCACAACACCCACTAACAGATGAAATAGTAATAAGTGGAACGCTTTATCCTGTTGTAAAATCTATTATTATAAATGGGATAAAATATTCAGCATATAATATTCCCGATGCTAGTTATAGTCCAGACCTTAGAAATTGTTTGCCTAAAGCTGTAATTAGTCCTATAGATTGTTGTACTAAATTAGGAAATGATGTTTTATATCCGTATGTTATTACTTATAATAACACTACTGATTACGCATTAAACAAATCAAGAACTATTAAATATGATATATGTCAAGATGCAGAACATCCTATAAAATATTTAGCATGGGATTTTAACGCATATGATGTTCCTGAACAATTAAAAATATATTATTGTACATCAACCAATACAACAGGAACTATACTAGACAATTTTATACATGGTTATTATGATGCGTCAGGTAATTATTTAGTAACAAATCTTTATCCTAATGATTATCCAAATAACCCAAGAATACATGCTAAAGAATATTCACCCAGCGGTTATAATATAAGATATATTACACGTTTTGATAATATAACATATTCTTTAGGAGATTATTTAAAAATACAAATAATAGGAAGCGTGTATGACGCAGCCGAATCTAATACGAATTGGGATTTAAAATTAAAAAGTATTTCTAATAGCGATATAAGTTGTGGTTGGCTTTATGATACTAATTATTCTAAAATGGCCGGCGATCCATCTTTGAGATTCGATGATGTTAATTGTCGTTATTGGATTTCTTATAATACCTCAACTGCTGGTGCTATACCTAGCAAATTCTCTAGTTCATCTCCTTTTATATGGACCTATCTTAATATGAATACAATATCAGCAGGTACTTCATTTATGTCGACAAATCCAATAGATATGCCATTAATTTGGTCTACTTTTTCGCAGCCTGTTGCTGTATATATAGGTGATCATGGTTATCTTTCTTGTCATGATTGCAATCCAGGTCAATCTATTACATATTCCCTACAAACTGCCGATGTATCAGCTATAATAATAACATGTACAGATGCATCTGATTATGATGCATTTGTATCTAATATAAATTATGTAAAGGCATCTTCACGTTATACAAACTGGTTATCTACACCAGATACAAGTGTAGAATATTATTCATATTATGATGTTTGGATAAAAAATGCTAGTAGTTGCGGAGACACAACTACTTACGATTATTTTGAAATTCACTTGTCATCAGATGTTAGTTGGAACTCAACTACTAAAACTATAACAATGCCAATAGTTGTGCCAACTAATAATATACCTCTTCCAGATGTATCGTGTGATACTAGATATTCTCAAATAAATAGTCTTATTTCTCAATTTAATATTAAAACAACAAGATTACCATACGGAAATTATTTGCCAATTATAAGTAAAACAAGAATAATTACTCCTATAGCAGGCTATTTTCTATCTACATATAATGCTACAACTAATTCTATGACAATAGGAGGCGGATATTACATATATGATGCAATGTTAAATGGAATTTGTGATTTAAGTACTTATGGTTTTGTATATGACTTATCATTAGGTTATGGATATTCTTATATAAATAAATGGACACAATTAAGATATTTTGATATAGCTACTCTAACAAATACAACAAATGCTTCAACAAGATTACAAAACTGGAAATTAGAAAGAAAAAAATTCTTAAGAACCGATGTTTCCACAGATATTCAATTTGAAACTGTATATGAGGTTAGTTTAGGTGTTAAATTATAATCATGGAAAATCTAAATAAATTAAAAATAGTCAATACTAAAGATCTTGATAAATCTAACGTGTTTATTCTAGTTGATTCTAATTCATGGAGAACACCCAATAAAATATCAATTCAAAATTTAATAGATAATATACCTACATTAAGAATTGAGCCGTCTATTGTAATGCTTCCAATAGAACCGTCAATTCGTATAATTCATGTTGAGCCCTCAATAATCATGATTCAGTCGCCTTTACCAGAGATAAAATATGATGCACCGAGTGTCTTCAGTGAGCCGTTTACCAATCAAGATATAGCTATTAACGTTCTTCCTAAAAATGCATCAGAACTGTCGGCAATGCACTTGATGGCAGACGGGAATTACTTGTATGTGTGGGTTGGTAATAGATGGAAGAGAACTTTGTTGTCTATTTGGGATAATCTGCAGGACGTTCAAATATAGTTTCCATTATATCAGGAACACGCGAAATTTGTATATTTAAATCTTTTAATGCTTTTCTATATTTAGTCCAATTATGAACATATTCTGTAAAGCCTTCTCGAAGTTCAGGATCGCTTAAACCTATTATACCTATATTTACATATCCCCAATAATCACTAGAGTTAGGATCCATTTGATAATCTTTATTTACCCAATTAAGAAATTTAATAGCAAGTTTTTCTTTCCAGTGAGTGCCTATTTTCATATCATCAAGGGGATCTGATTCTTCTTCAAACTTTTCATTTACATTTTCACCCATATTCATAACTTCTTGAAATATGTGTTTATACTCATCTTTAACGATTGCCGTTGCTATGGTATGAAGAGCATGAGTTCTAACGCCTATTTTACTGAAATATTCTTCTCCTATATATTTTTTAATATGATCTATAATTCTTTCTATGGGTCTTCCATAATAATCTATTTCAAAATAATATAAGCCCATGTGATGTTTATATTTAATTGCGCCAACGCTTTCTGTAAGTGTTAAACGATTCAAACCAAGTCTTAATTGACGTTTTAATCCAATACCCATGTCCTTAATAGGATCAGAATTTTCTATGAATTTCTCGTTTATATGTTCTTTAACTAGTTTCATACTATTTCAAAATGTTTAACAAAAAAATTAAAATTAAAATGAATTCCTGACATACAGAAATAATTTTTATTAGGAACTTCATATTCAAATGATATTGTAGTTTTATCTTTAATCGGAAAATCTCTTGATATATCACTTATTCGAATAATCGCACTTTCTTTTATATTTACAGGGGTAAGTTTACCGCCCGCCATAAATGATTTTTTTACCCTTAACATATCACCCTGTTTAAGATTATCATATATGTATTTCGATCCTATTCCTAAATCTTCAATAGGATCTGATTCTTCTTGAAATTTCTCGTTTATATGTTCTCTAATTAATTTCATATATCTTATATATTTCATATCTTATCGTCTTAAATACAAATAAAATTTTAACAAAAATTTAACAGAAAAATTAAAAAACTTTCACACACAAGAAATATATAATTATGAAATTAGATAAAATTGGCCTGACGGCAATTTTTAATAATTAATTAAAGCTTAGGCTTAACTAAAAAAATCTATTTAAGGAGGATTAAACTATGACAAACATTGCTAAATTTTTAGATCACAACACGTCCGAACCATGGGACTTGTTATTCAAAGATCTATTTCAAAGAGATTCATTTTTCGCACCAGCGCTTAATGTCAAATCAACTTACCCAACAGATATCTATGAAGATGACAAGCAAGTAACTATTGAAGTTGCTGCAGCTGGTCTTAATAAAGAAGATATCGAAATTCTAGAACAAGATGGTCTTCTTAGTGTTGCATACGCTAAGACTGAAGAATCACGTGAAGATGATGAAAAACATAATTACATTCAACGAGGTATTGCTAAAAGATCATTCTGTTTAAGTTGGAAATTTTCAGATAAATTCGATCTTAAAAACATCGATGCTACTATGGACAAAGGAATTTTAAAAATTTTGATTCCTAAAACCGAAGAAAAACAAGCAATTAAAAACTTGATTAAAATTAAGTAAAATAACTATCGTCAGGTCATATAAAAAAGAGGGAGTAATTTCCCTCTTTCTTTATTAAATAGGTAAAGGTAAATTACCCGGAAACCCATAGGTCTTTGCACCTGTAGTTACAAAGTCTTTATATAAGAACATTAGCCAGGGATAATTTGTTACTGTAAGTGATTCGTATTTTGGAAATGCATCTTGAATTATTATCTTTACCTTTGCTGCTGATAATGCTCTTCTATAAACCTTATCATTAACAACTGAGAAAATAAGTTTATTTAAATACTTGGATGATGTCAGGTCTTCACTTTTTAATCTAAATTTTTCTACTACATTATCTAATACGACTGCATCTATCATATCTTCAAGATTATCTTTTATTTTTATGATAGGTTTTGGATTTTTAATAGTTATTGCAAAGTTAGCGCTTTCTGGTGCAATGGCTATAGGCAATACTGCAAGCAGACTATTTACATTATCAACCTGTTTAAGTAATTGATCTATTTGTTTGCCTATTGTTAGTTGCAATTGTTCTGCGGGACCAGTGACTCCTAATATTCCTACAAGAGATTTACCATAAGTATATGATTCTTGTAATGCCATAGCTTGCGCTTCGTATCTCCATAATGAAACCTGTGTATCTACAACTTTTTTGGCCACATCTCTATTTTTTTCAGCCCAATCAAAATATTCTGATACATATTTAGGATTCTCTATAACACCTGCTTCTATGTTATTAGGATCTACTGTCAGCCTTTCGGGTCTTTGCTGAATGTAATCTTTTTGTTGTTGTTTTACTATTTCTAATTCTTCTTCTGTTTTTCGAACATTTTCTTTTGATTTATCAAGCAAAGGTTTTATTGTAGTTTTTTTAAGATCTATCAATCGTTCAGATATTTCTTTTTTGAGTTTTTCTATTTGTTTTTTTAACAATACAGTAGGATCTCCAAAAGGCGTTGTGTATTGTGTCGTGAAATTCACAAACAACACCCAAGGAAATAAATAAATTCCACAAATAGAAAGTCCTATAACCATGAATCCATATTTTGTGTATATAGCTTTAATAGGAATATAAACAACAGGAAATAAAATAGGTGTAGGAAAGATCCAGCCAGTTGACCAGCCTGTTGCTGGATTTGCACAACTTGCTAATGTCGCTGCTGCACAATATTTTAGCCAATACTGAATGTCTGCAAATCCGTATGCTGTCTTGGGATTTAAATAAGGATCCCTTTCAGTAGATACACATGTAGGTTCATCCGCAATTGTGTATAATCTTGCTTGATAACCGTTCCACATTATAATTGAATATGTTTGAAACATTGACAAGCTATCAATTGTTTTTTGGATTTCTTCTATTTCTTTTGGAAAAGATTTATAGTCTTTCCAAAGTTGTTGTGTGAATGCAAATATCCAGTTTCCCTCTTCAATTGTTGCTGATCTGTGTGTTGTTTCTTTGTTAATTATGTTATATTTTTTAATTATTTCATCATAATTTAAATAAAGCTCAAATAAAAACATAACTTTATTTACAGCATTATCCTTTTCAGCACCTTCTAATTTTTTATTTTTTTGAGCCAATCCTGCTAACCATGACTCAACATCATCTAATTTCTTAGACTGTGTATAAATTTCCATTGCCTTAGTAAACCAATTTCCTACGCTTATTCCTTTTTCAATATTCTTAATTACATCATTTATTTTTTCGACAATTTTATTTTTGTTATATCCATCAATGATTATTCTTCTTCGTATGAATTCGTTTATATTATCTTTAAATTCTGTTTCAATTTTATCAGTTTGTTCTAGTTGATTAAACATTGCACCTAAATCTAACAAATAGTATTCTATCAACTCATATTCACTAGATCTAGCCTTTGTCTTTTTTGCTGCATCTATAGCGTTTTCATTTATTAGTTCTAAATGTTTGAAAAATATTTCTTCTTGTTTTTCTAAATCGGTTTTTATTACATCTAAAGTTTCATTCTCTGCATGTTTTTCAACATTATTTTTCCCTGTTATCTTTTTAACTTGTTTTTCATATTCCTTGTTCACCATTTTGTATATGTCTTTCAAATCTTCCCATTGATTTTCAACCTTTGTATATCGATTTCGAGTTGACGTGTCATCTACAATTGCAATTGCTAACATAGATGGATAAAGAGATTCGACAAAATAGTTTTTTAGAAATGATTTAACGCCATTATATCTTTCATACTTTTCATTTAACAAATCAATTTGTTTTGATAAGTAATCTTGTTGAGCATCTGAAATATCTCGTAAAACAATTTCATTTTTATTTAAAGATTCTATGGTACCATCAACTGGACAATATATAAATTTTCCTTGCAAATTAGCCATTTGTGATTCTGTTGTTAAATGTGCATCTTTAGTTACTAGAGGAATTAAAGTTTTTTGGCTTATATTTCTTATCACAGCATGAGTTACAAGATCAATTGATTCACTTGCATCAGGTACTAATTGTTCATTTTGTGGAACTTCACAAGAAAGATTTTCCATCTTTATAGATATAGGAATATGGGGTACAATTACATCATCCATGATCACAGGACAGTTTAAAGTAATAGCCAATGGTATCTTATTAATTGAAACATCAAAGGGTTCAGACACCTCGGTGCATATAACATCTTTCGCAATTGATGAAAGAGTTTCTTTTGATTTTTTCTGAAGATTTTTTCTATTAATAATATAAATTGTAGTTGCAAGAGCTATTGCTATCAAAATATTGTCAATTTGTTTAAGTGCCGAACGAATTTTATTATACTTATTTGTAATAGCATCTTGAGTATCACTTACAATTTTATTAGTGCCTTCCTTAAGCTCAATGTATTCTTGTTTTTTGTTAATTTTAATTGCTTCAATTTGTGTTGTCATTATTCCGTACACATTACGAGTAAGTTTTTGAATATATTTAAGTCGGTATTTTGAGGGATATTCTGTTTTAGTTAATAGATCCTTTGTCATATCTATTATGTGATGTAATAAAAATGTATAGGTTACAAATAATTCAACATTACCTTCAAGTGTTTTTGATATACTATTAAATTTTTGAATATTTAATTTATTATCAATATCACTAGTTTTATCTGCAAATGAAAGTAATGTTTTAACATTAATTTCTTCTGTAATTTCTGGAATAATAGGTTCTTTTTCAGATATACAAGCAATCACAATATCGTCAAGTATATCATCATCTAGTTTTAACTGTGTATATTTAATAATAGATTTTGCTGCAGCATCTTTTTGTAAAAATGTTTTTATTTCTATTTTTGATTTTTGTTCTTTAACGAGTTTATTAAGTAACACTAACGTAGCAATCCCCAAAGAAATTAAAACGTCAGGTTTACTAAAAAACTTTATCTGACGTTTTAATTCTTCTTTAAATTTTTTGTTGAATTCATCAATTAATTTCTTAACAAATTTATTCATTTTATTTAAAGAACTTTAATTTATTATAATTTATGTATTTTAACTTGTACCATATATTAGACGTTTTCCGTTGTATATTAGACGTTTTGCTACAGAATCAACATAAAATATAAGTTGCTTAAAGCTATATAAACCATAAGTACCTGAAAATGGATAAGATATTCCATTACCGGAATTATATAGATGTAATATATCTTCTTGAGAAAGCGCTACATTCCAAATACCTACTTCATCTAGAACACCTTTCCACACAGCAGTTTCCCAACCCGTATCATCAAAAAGACCAAAGCGTTGAAAATTAAAAGCTGGAACTGAAGTTAAATCAAGAACTTTAATGCCATTTACATAACATTGGCCTGTACCCGAAGATACAGTAATAACAAAATGACACCAAGTTAAATTAGGAAATACATTATTAATCGTTACGTGTGATGTGTTATTATACCAATAGTCAAATTTACCAGAATTACCAATATATAAGCCCTGATTGCCAACAGTATCACCAAAACACATTCCGTAATTATCTCCGGAATCATCTCGCTTAATCCAAGCAGAAATAGTAAACGTTGTTCCTAAAGCAATTGTGGAAACACTCAATAAACCATCAATTCCATTAAAAGAATATGAAGTATTAATTTTGCCATCTTGATTTTGGGTTATTCCAGAATTTAGTGTACCTGTATGTCCGTTGCCTGTTGTATCAATGGCATTTCCATATGTTTCATCTAATTTCCAATAAGCTATAAGTCCATTTACTAAAGAATTATATTCATAAGCACCTAATGATGGCGGATTGTTCCATGTACTATTTGCGTAGTCAGTTGTAAGACCAACACTAATTCCGGCGTATTTTGCAGAAGAATCAAATTGTAATAGAAAATCTGTATCTAATGCATATGAACCTCCCGAATTTATAAACTTAGGATCAAGACTATTTCCTGTATTAGGACTATGAGTGTCAAGCCCATGTGCTTTCCAATCTACAAAGTTATGATCATCCCCCTGATAATAAAATGGTGTTGCTTTTAAACTATTCCAATATAAATTATTATCAACAGTTAATGTACCACTTATTGTGCCACCTGTTAAAACATAATATCCCCAATTTTGAGGTAAAAATCCTACTATATTATTTTTAATAATTAATGAAGCTCCGACTGCAATTTCTACCGTTGTAAAACATATTACATAAGAATTAGATCCTCCTGCTGATAATAAAACGTTATTATAAATACTAATATTTCCATAACATGTAGTAGGAGAAGTACTATAAATTGCTTCAGCTGGAGAATAAATAATATTATTATAAATCATAACATCTCCATCAATATTAGGATTATAAAGATAAATTGTTTGATCCCAATCACAAACATAATTATTATTTATAGTAATATTTTTAGCCATTTTTTGATCATATCCTATAAATATAGCACTACTACCAAATAAAGTATTATCCGGCCCATTATAAATATGATTTCCTGAAATAGTCATTCCATCAATATCTTGAACAGAAATACACGTTCCATAACGTTCATCAGATGGGCGCGACGTATAAAAACATGTATTATCTCTAATGTAGCAATTTGTAACTCTAAATAAAGAAGTATCTCCGGTTGCTCCTATAAAACCATAACGATCAATAGGATGATTACCGGGTTGTTCGACAATATTTCTTTCAATATATCCATGATCCATGATAGTAGTTGTATAATAACTTAAATTATACGTAGTCATGATTGAAATTCCAGAACGGCAGTTATAAACATAATTATCTTGGAAATATATGTATGTACCACCATGAGTTTCAATTCCTTCCCACCCTGGTACATTTTCAACACGATTAAATCTTACATAAACATATGATGGCCATCCATCTGATTCTCCCTGTGCCGTTCCTTGATTACTACTGCCAAAACCAATACCATATGAATTCTGTTCTAATCCCGCAGCATCAATATCATGAACATAATTATAGTAAATATTCCAATCTGAACGACCTGTTATGGGATTACGTCCTAATATATCAATACCAGCATAACCACAATTATGAATATGGTTATTATATGATGTTGCTGTTGCAGTAATTGTAGCAGTTAAATCACCAATTGTAATATTATAAGAATCATCGGTTCCATGAATACCAACATTAGGACAATCATGAATATCACAATTAGTAATTATCCAATCATGAGGTACATTTAAACTTGCATCTTTTTGAAATATAATTCCATCTTGTTGATTGTAATGATCTTGTGCTGCTTGAAAATGTGAAATTTCAAGATTATCAAGAGTGATATATGATTTTCCAAGTCCTCGTATAACAGGATAAGCAGTATCTGTTGAAATGTTAATGATTGGTTTTTCTCCACTTCCATATGCTGTAGTTGTAATGTATCCACTTGCATCTGTTCCACTTTGGCCCACAGTCATGTATGAAACAGTAGGATTTGCAATGCTCCAGGTGTCACCTCTCTTCATTTTGATTGTGTCTCCGGCTTGCAAAACTTGAGTGCCAGTCCAAGTGCTCATCCAAGGGTGATGTTGCCA